TTAGGTTTTGTAAGCCTGTAAATGAAGTTACTGTTGCTCCCATAATATTTTTATTTTTTTAATCGTCTCCGTTAAATTCTAATTGAGTTACTACACTTATATCATCAAAACATAATCTAACAGTATATTCCGTATTAGAATCCGCATAAGTATGATTTATTTCAAGTTGATTTACACCATCTACTTCACCAGTTTCAGTTTCACCATCACCCCATGTTATTGTGTAGTTAGTTGGTGCAGATGTGTTAATCCAAAATTGACATTGAGTTCCATCGGTTGTGTTGTTTACAAATTCGATACATCCGGAAGGTAAATTACTTTCTTGTTGAATTAAACTACCACCACCATTACTTGCCGCTACTGCCATAGCTTCCGCTTGTGACCTTGCTGCTTCTTGCATTAAATGTATTGCAATTCTTTGTTCTGCAATTTCGTTTAGGTATATTCTGTATTGTCTTTCTACTTCATGTTGTGGAACTTTATTCATTCCAGGTAAAGTAGAAAATTGATACCAACTCATTTCATTAACCATGACTCTATATTAGTTTAATTCTATTAATATTTCTCTCATTAAATCTTGTGCTTTACACCACTTACCACACTCATCTGCAATCTTCTTCCATTGTTTAGATTCGTTTACAGGTGCCATAAATGCTCCATGTGTAGATGGGTTTGAAACAAAATCCCAACCTACCAATTCAAAATCTTCCTGAACCATTACAGTACCATCTCTTAATTCTTTTACAGAACCCAATCCTCTTGATGAAATACCTAAACGGATGTTGTTCTTTAATAATTCTTTTAGGATGTTACCCGATGGTGTAGAAAGGATTTCAACAGTTCCACAAACATCATCACCTTCCCAATAGATTTCTCTAACGTTATGTGATACATTTTTTAAGTTGATAACTGGAGAATCTGGATGGTCTAATTCACCCAATGCTCTTCTTTCATTAATAAGTTGTTGATATTTTTTACACTCTCTTTCAAGAATTTCTCTTGGGTATCTTCTACCATTTTGGTTTTCAGCACCTGCTCTTTGCAAAACACCTTTAACAAGTAAAGTACCATTTGATTCTTCTTGTATTTTTGCTTCAAACAAATGAGTTTCTATTAATAATCCTTTGCTCATTACTTTAATTTTAAACTACGTTGTGCGTTAGTTAAACCACTAACAATAGATTCAATAGCTTTTTTAGTTGCATCTACATCTTTGGAAAGAACACGTCTTTCTAATTCTTTGGTGTTTGATTTTAAAAATTTAACAAACACATTATGAACGGTATCCCAATTAAGTTCTTCTTCGTTTATAGATTCATCTTTATTAGCTCTTAACTTTGCCAAATCTGAACCTTCAATCTCGCCATCACCATCAACATCAATTTTCTTTTGACCTGCAGTTAGTTCTGCTTCGTTATATCCTTTTAATCTACCTTCCGATTTTGCTTTGTATGCCGTATCTACCGCATTAAAGAATTTCTTTTTTTCATCGTCAGACATATCTGTAATAGATTTACCATATTTATCTAACATTGTTTTGAACAATTGCTGATAATCATTCTCTTCTTTTACAACTTGTCTAACAAGTTCCTTTAATTGGTTTAATTTCATTATTCAGATATTTTACGAATTTGTTGGTCTAATTTTAACAACCTCTCTTTTATACTATAAATATGAGAATTTGTTCTTTTCCAAAAATTTTTATTAGAAACTCCGTTTTCATTTTTAATCTTTCCATACCAACTTAAAAATTGTTCCATTTCTTTAAGTTGTTTGTGTATATTAGAAATACCTCTTCCTATCTTTTGAGTTGGTGATGCATCTTCTTTTTTTAATGCTACCCAACGATTTTCTTTAACTACTGAATATCCTGTTAAATCTGCTTGTCTTTTTCCTTTTGATTTTTCATCTTCCTTTTTACCAAATGCAAATGGAGTACCGTATCCATCAACATTACCGGTAACATTCATTTCATCAACTTGCAATTCGGCATCAACATACATATTTGTAACTTTCTTATCCAACTCACTTGCTAATGCTTTTTTCTTATCGTTAAGTTGTTTAAGTTGTTGTATGTGTTGTTTTTCAGCAGGAGTTCCTTTTGTTTTTTTGTATAATTCCAAATGTTTTTGAATTTGGTCTACAACATCTGCGTATTCTTTATGAATAGTTTTAACTCCTCTAACCTCTCTAACAATAAATTCTTTGACGTGGTCAGGTAAACCATCGTGCTTTGTTGATGCAAAATCTTTGGCATCTTTATCAGACATTGAATCGGCTGCTTTCTCAACTTCCGGAGATGGATTTTCCATATCTCCCTTTTGAGCTGCATGAACCATACCCATAAATCGTTGTTGTGCTTTTGATTGTGCTGGCATTTCTAATTAGTTTAAGATAAAAGAGATGCAGTTCCTGCTGATAATTGAATTCCAACAGGATGACAAGGATATATTTGACCAGGTATTAATGTTTGTAAAGATAGTGAACCACCACCTTCTACATATACACTACCCGTTGTAGCTACACCGACTGGTAACATAATTCCCCAAGCTCTATCGTAAGTTTCGGTTGTATCATGCGGACCTACTTTAGTAACTACACTTGATGAAGTGAATGTACTAATTTTAAAAATTCTATAATTTGTCATTTTTATTTCTTTAAACTATTCTTTAATTCACCCAATAATTCATAAGTCATCATCATTGCCGAAAGATGCTCTTCTTTAATTCTTTTTGCAGATTTAATTTTTCTAATATTTGAAATAGTTTCTGCTAATTTAATTTTAGTTACTTTATCAGTAATTTTAGAACCAACTTCTTTTAACCCACCAACCAATTTAGATACCTCTTCGGAAACATATGCATTTAACTTTCCAGTATTATTAATATTATTAATATATTCTCTTAACAATCCTTTTTGGTCGGATGTTAAATTCTTATACTTTTTATTAAAGTTTTCTACTAAAAATTTATATGAAATTGCTCTTAAATCTTCATCTTGCTTTCTGTATTCTTCTAATACTGCATCTTTGATTTTAGAATCTTTGTTTTGAATGGATGTGTTGATAATGTTCTCTGCAATAGTAAAACGAGAACTAACAATATCTGTTGGGTCGTATTGTTCTTCGGTACTACTTACTTCAAACAATTTGTAAATAGAAGCAAGTGTTTTATAATTTGATACTGGTGATTTTATAAATTCATCAATATCATATGTTTCTTTTAATTGTTTAATTAGATTGTATTTTTCTTTTATAAGTTTTTTCTCATCTAATCGTTTTCTTGCTTCACAAATTGTATTAATAAATTGCTCTGCTTTGGACTCTGAATTATATTTTTCGTTTATAAGATATTGATATAATTTCAATTCTCTTGAAAGTTCTTTCTTTGAATTAAAATTTTCTTTTAAAATCTTTTCTGCTACCGAATTGTTAGAAGACATGATTTCCGAAGTAATTTGTCTTACTAATAGTTCAAATATAAATCCAGTATTTTTAAATTTCGAATGTTTAATTTTTTTCATTAATTTCTGCAATTTGTCAGATATAAATATAGTATTATATTAGTTTATTACTCTTTTGTTAAATCTTCTGTTAAAATAGTTTTTTTATTACCATCCATATCCTTAAATATTTCCTGGTATGAGTTTCTCGGTTTGTATTTTACAGAACCTTCTTTTGTTTTAAGAGTTTTAATTCCTAATGGGTCTCTACCCTCTGGATGGTCATCGTGCCCATATCTAACTGGGTCTTTTGGTCTACCAACTGAATTTGTAGCTAACTCTGATTTTAATCTATCTAACTCCTCTTCAACATTTGTAGTTTCGCCTCCCTCTACACCAGTTGGTTTGGCAGGGTCTGTTCCTTGTGTTTCAATAGATGTTAAACGGAACATTTGTTTAGTATCTTCTAATACACCCAATGTCATTTCATCTTGCTCATCTTTTGCCATCTTCATAACGGATTCATACATCCATTCTTTAGAGAACATTTTTGTTTGCTGCATTTGTTGAATTAATGCTACTTTTGATGTATATAATTCTACTTGCTCTTGCTCATAGATTTTAGATGGAGTTGTAAGTTCAATAGTAAAATTAGTTAATCTATCATCATTTATACCTTGTGCGTATAAGTGAACGATTGCAATTTTAGTTAATTCTGAAATTAATACTCTTTGAACTCTTTCAATTGTTTTAGCAAAACGAATATCCATAGATGCCAATGTTGCTTTACCATTGGTATCTTCTTCGTATCCTAAATATGCTTTTGGAATTTTTAGTGATGCCATTAACTTATTTTTCAAATAGTTAATATCATCAATCATATTGTACTCTAAACCTTTTAATGTATCAATAGATGTACCGTTATCATTACCACGAACTGGCATATAATAATCTTCTATAAGGTTTTGAACATTATACTTTAAATTGTATTCACCCGTTCTTTCATCAACAAAAGGAACTTTTTTAGAGTTATTAATAATCTTCTGCATGTAATTATCTACCTCATTTGGTGGAATATTACCTACATCAATTTTAAAGATTCTCTTTTCAGGTGCTCTCATTACTCTGTGAATTAACATTGCATCTTCCATCAACATTAATTGTTTCCACACTCTTCTACCCCCCTCTATTACTGATTTTCCATATGGTAAAAAGTTTGAATCAGAATTCAATCTCATATGAGCCATTTCATAATTTTCAAATTCTTTTTTAGGGCTCTGTCCAAAAGCTCCTAATGGATTCTGATATGGAGCATATACAAATTTAACTCTTTGTGGGTTAGCTTGGTCAAACCCTTCCATTCTACTAACTTCATACGCAGATAACGGCATTACGTTTACAATACCAACTCCTTCTTCATCTGCAATTTCTAAATGTAAGAAAAAATCTCCGTATTTAACCAAATTTCTTGTCCAAGGCCAAAGGTTAAATTCAACATTTAAAATATCGTAAAATAAATTTTCTAAAATTTGTTTGATATTATCATCTTCGTGATGTATCTTTAGAACATTACCTTGTTCATTTTTAGCAGTACACTCATCTGCGTAAATATCCAATGCCGATGAAAGAATTGGGTCGGTATCCATTGAATCGTAATCTCTGAATAAATCTATACGGACTTGTTGGTACGCCATAGATGATTCCATTTGACCAGTTCCATAATTAGTTACCTTTAACTTCGTGAATCTGTCAACTAGATTCGTGGTCATATTTTGCCACTCATCTGTGTCAATTACCTTTGTTCCTGATTCCGTTTTACGAACAATGGTGTTTGTTGAAAATAATTTCTGTAACCTACCTAATACTGATTTATCTGCCATTTTTTAATTTGTAAAGTATCTATAAAGATAATAATTTTTTTTGTAATTTCCAAATATTATTACCATTTTCTACAAGACCAATATCTTGCCTTATGTCTCGGACCTGGTTCATCACAATTGTGTCTTGCTCTAAAACTTCTTCTTCTATCTGGATTATTCTTTTTAATTTTAACTCCTTTTTGACCAAAGTTTACTTTTACAACATTACCAGCTGGATTTTTAACATATACTTTAAACTTTTTAACATCACCTGCCATTGGTTTACCCAATTTTACTTCTCTACCTTGATATTCAGCTTCTCTCAAACATTGACAACCTTCGTTTAGATTTTTATCATATCCTCTCATAAAAGCAATGAAATCTTCCATATCTTCATCTTCTACATCGTATTCTTCTGGTTCAACTAAACCATAGTTTACATCATCATCTGAATCAATATCTTCTTTGATAGGAACACAATTAGGAACTTCTCTACCATCTTTGGTTTTCATTCCGATTTGTTCATATCCTTTCCAACAAGGACCATCTGATTCTTTTACAGGAACACAATTAGGAACTTCTCTACCGTCTTTTTCTTTCATCCCAACCATCTCGTACCCTTTCCAACAAGGGTTTTCTAATTCTTTTATGATTTTAGTTAAATTCATTTTAAAAATATTTTGTATCCAACATATAAATATATAAAAATTACTGAAGTAACCAAGTTAAGTTTTCTATTTCTTTGTTACCCACTTCCATCTCATATGGATTTCTACTTAAATGACCCGTAGATACGAATCCGTCGTATTTAGCTATATGTGATGAATTCAGCATATTTTTGGTTAAATCTATTCCTTCTTGTCTTAAACGAAGTGCAGTATTACGAACCCACAATCCAATTGCCAATGCCATAATTAAGTCGTCATTGTATCCTTTCATTGCTTCTGCTCTACCACTTTGCCAAATAAATGTAAACATTTCATCGATTAATCTACTACTACGAATAAGAATATCTTTCTCACTCATATAAGTATCTAATGCCGAAATGATAAGGGGACGAGTTTTTGATGTTGTAGAGAAACCAGCAACCATTTGTTTTTCATCTCTGTAAAATCTGTTGCTCATTTGTCGTTCAACATCGATATATTTTAAATCGTTACTCATATAGAATAGATTTTGGTATCCTCTATCTATAATTTGTTGAATACATGCCCAACCTACGTTTGAGTTTTCTACTACCAATAATGCGTTGTTGTATTCTGTTGCTAATGAAGTAAGAAAGTTTCCAAAATCTTTGGTATCAATCATTCCCCTATATTCGGCAACTTGCGAACAATCTTCAATATCCAAAACTTGCGCAGTTGAATAATCGGCAGCATCTCCTCTTGCAACGTCAGCTACAACCATATATTGTTTATTGTAGTTTGGGTATTCCCATTTCCATAAGTTTCTATCAAATCCCGCTTTCTCAACTGGTTCCATAACATAAGTGTTCTTATACCAAGTCAATAATTCAGGGTCTATTACTGTATCTCCAGAACCAACAAAGTCACAATCACATTCTTGTGCTGCTCCCTTTGCTCCCAAAATACGGGTTTGTTCATCTCTCCAAGTTTGATTTCTTTCTGGGTGAACTGTCCAATGGAGATTGATACAATTGAAACCATTTGTTCCACTTTCTCCATCTACCCACATTTTGTGAAACCAGTTACCAATACCATTTGGTGTAGATAATACAATTGCCGAACCACCTGTTGATAGGGTTGATTGCGCAGATAACCAAATCTCATCAATATCTCTAATGAATGCTGCCTCATCTACTACCAATAGTGATAAGGCTTCCGAACGTCCTGCATCAGGTGAAGATGCAATTGCTTTAACCTGTGAACCGTTCTTTAGTTTAAGTGATAGTTTGTTATCTTCAACAGAAGAGTTCCCACCATCTCTTAACCAAACAGGTAACAAATCGTGCATTACTCTTACTTTCTCAACTAAGTTTTTTGCAACCGTTACTTTAGTTGCAATAACCAATGCATTAAAATCTTCATTAAACAACATTTTCCAAAGAATAAATCCTGCAGAAAGGGTTGATAAACCTAACTGACGAGATTTAAGAATAATGTTAAAACGGTCTTGTTTGAAATCTGTTAAACAATTTTCCTGAAATGGATATAAATGAAAAGGTATTTTACCTCTCGTTGGGTGTTGAATCACACAATATTTTTTCATAAAGTAAATTGGGTCTTGCCCACATTTACGATATTCTTCTGCAATTATCTCTTTGAGAGATTTTTTAGGTTGCCC